AAGGCCGCCGTGCGCTACCTGCGCGCGCATGCCGATGAGTACGGGATCGATCCCGAGCGCATCGGCGTCATCGGCGACTCCGCGGGCGGCTACCTCGTGCAGATGCTCGGCGCCACGAACGGCGAGAAGGCGTTCGACAAGGGCGACTTCACGAACGTCTCCTCCGACGTGCAGGCCGTCTGCACGATCTACGGCATCTCGGACCTGACCTCCATCGGCGAGGGACTCGATCCGGCTCAGGCCAAGGTCCACGCCTCGCCCGCCGTGACCGAGGCGCTCCTCGTGCACGGTCCCGCCTTCGGCAAGTCTCCCGGCGGGAGCATTCTCTCCGACCGCGAGAAGGCCATGAACGCAAGCTCGCTCGGCCACATCGACGGCAGCGAGCCGCCGTTTCTCATCATGCACGGCTCGGGCGACCGCCTCGTGAGCCCGATGCAGAGCGCACATCTCGCTCAGGCTCTCAGGAAGGCCGGCACCGACGTCGAGTACGTCCTCGTCGAGGGCGCAGGCCACGGAGATCTGCCCTGGTTCCAGAAGCCCGTCATCGAGCGTGTCGTGAAATTCTTCGAAAAGAGGCTTGGCAGTCCCGCAAAGGATGCCGCCGAGGGCAACAACCTCTGACGGCCCACCCCGCAGTCGATTTCAATGGCCCGCACGAGCCCTGCTCTCTGCGGGCCTTTTTGCGTCCGGGAGGAAGAAAAATTTATTTTACGTGTCGTAGAAAAACATATTGACAGTCGAATATAAAAAATTCTATAATGTGCTCAATCGATGAAAGCACTGCTCTGTAACGACATTGAACGTTAAGAAGGCAGGCTGGTCTTGATGCTGGACAACATTTTTCTATGTATAGGAAATTATCCGGCTCTGAAGGACCGCCGGCCCTGCAGGTGCTTTAGGCGATGAGAACCCCCGCGTCCTTTCGAATGACAGCCCCGGTTTCGGAGGACGTGAACCAGACTCTTAAGGAGAGCACAATGAATCAACAGGAAAAGGCCGAGCGCTTCACCGAGCTCATGACGCGCTTCACGTCCGTGCTGGGCAAGATTCTCCCGGACGACGTCGCCACCCGCCTTGCCGAACTTCGCAAGGAGCAGACTTCCGACATCTCCCGCATCGTGTATGACGCGATGTTCGACGACCTTGCCGCCGCCCGCCGCCTCAATGTCCCGCTCTGTCAGGACACGGGCGTCATCCAGTACTACATCGAGGTGGGTGCCAACTTCCCGCTTCTTTCCGAAATGCGCGCCTGCCTTGACGAGGCTGTCCGTCGCGCCACGATCGAGGCGCCGCTTCGCCAGAACGCCGTCCAGATCTTCGACGAGCGCAACACGGGCAACAACACGGGCGTTCGCGTGCCCTGGATCGACTGGGAGATCATTCCCGACTCCGACAGCTGCCTCATTCACGGCTACATGGCCGGCGGCGGCTGCTCGCTGCCCGGCGCCGCCAAGGTGCTGATGCCCGCCGAAGGCTACATGGGCATCGTGAAGTTCATCTTCGACGTGATCTGCGATCGCGGCGTCAACGCCTGCCCGCCGCTCCTCGTGGGCATCGGCATCGCCGGGAGCGTCGAGGTTGCGGCCGAGCTTTCCAAGAAGGCCCTGATGCGTCCCGTGGGCTCGAAGAACGCCAACGAGATCGGCGCCGACTTCGAGAAGATGATCGAGGAAGGCCTCAACAAGATCAACATCGGTCCGGGCGGCCTGACGGGGACGAAGTCCGTGATGGGCGTCAACGTCGAACAGGCCGCGCGCCATCCGTCCTGCCTTGCCGTGGGCGTTTCCACGGGCTGCTGGGGCCACCGCCGCGCCACGATCCGCATCAATGCGGACATGAGCTACGAAATGATCAGCCACAAGGGCATGACGCTCTGATTTGGGAGAACAGCAAAATGACGAAGAAAGTTCTGACGACACCGGTTTCCGACGCCGACATCGAGTCCCTGAAGATCGGCGACGTGTTCTATCTCTCTGGCGCCCTCATCACGAGCCGCGACATGGTTCACTTCCGCCATGTCGAGGAAGGCATGGACCTTCCGTACGACCTCGCCGGCAAGGCCATCTTCCACGCCGGTCCCATCATGGTTCCCGACGACAAGAGCCGCTCCGGCTTCCGCGTCGTCTCCATCGGCCCGACGACCTCCATGCGCATGGAGAAGTACGAGCGCGAATTCCTCAGGAAAACGGGCGTGAAGATCGTCGTCGGCAAGGGCGGCATGGGTCCCGAGACTGCTGCCGGCTGTCAGGAAAGCAAGGCCGTGCACTGCGTCTTCCCGGGCGGCTGCGCCGTGCTCGCCGCCGAATGCGTCGAGGAGGTCGAGGAGCGCCACTGGCCCGAACTCGGCCAGCCCGAGTCCATGTGGGTCATGCGCGTCAAGGAGTTCGGTCCGCTCATCGTCTCGATCGACGCCCATGGTGGCAATCTCTTCGAGAAGAACAAGGCCGAGTTCAACAGGCTCAAGGAGCCGATCGTCGAGGAGATCTGCAGCAAGGTGAACTACCGCCATTGATGACTGCAGTGGCCGGGCCCGGTCCGACCGGGCCGTTCCTCGGAAAAGGAAGCTGAAGAAGCCCCAGAAGCAAAAAGGCCCTGCGGACCGATGTGGTCCGCAGGGCCTTTTTCCCCTGTGTTCGGTCGCGGGGCTTCCGTAGGAGTCCCCGCGAATTGATCGGAAGGTCGATGGGCCTGAAGATCAGAAGCGGAAGTCGCTGCATGTTGTGTCGCAGGGCATTTTGTTGTGGTCATTTGTTTTGTCCCACGGATTGTCCCACGCCGAGCATCATTCAGTAGAAAAGGCGTTCTTTTGAGAGACGCTCATCTTGCTCACGTAGTTCAGGCGGCGGAGAGCGTCGTCGACGGCCTTTTCACCTTTCAGCATGAACCACTTACGGATCATGCCGACAGTCCATCGGCCTGCGCCGTTACGTCCGCCGTAGTCCATCGACGGCGGGATGAATCCGGAGTCGACCGCATTGCGGAGACTGGTTTCGGATTCATAGCCGAGGCTTTCCATGAGGCTCTTCTTGTCGAGTATAGAGTAGTCCGGCACTGTCGTGTCAAAGATGTCAATCTTCATTTTGCTTCCTCAGGTTGTTCCTTGAATTTTCCTGTCGCTTGAAGTTCACCAAGAAAGGCGTCGTCTTCAAGTCCCCATTGCGCACTTGCTCGCTGCCCTTTCTTGCGGGGTTTCTGGCTTTTAGGCAATGGTTTCTCCAGATAAAAAAGCCCTCGGGTGTGAGCCGAGGGCTGGTAATGGTTCAAATTGGGCGGTTACTTCTTCTCGAGAAGTTCAAGCCGTTTCTTTTCTTCACGTTCAAGCTGTTTAATGCTCTTCTCCGGAGTCGGGAGATCTTCAGGCATAGTGCCGCCTAACCGCTTAATGGTTTCCCGCACCTCCTTCCCTACGGAATAGTGCGCTTGGTTCGCCTCCCTTTTCCCGACGATGTGTTCGCGTCGAAGTTTGGCTTCGGTCTGGGTTGCTCGGAAGAGGTTCGCGGCCAGTTCTTCGTGACCCATGTGGTCAAGGATCTCTTGACTCTTTTTCAATCCCTTCCGTTCGTGGATATCCTTTCGATTAAGTCCTCCGTAGAGGCCTTTGTATCCGTGGTTCTGGAAGATGGCATAGTCTCTTGGCTCGACGACTCCCGCGTCATGCGCGGCATCGCTTAACCGTTTGTTATGCTCCTTCATCTCCCTGCGCAAGAACAGACGCTTTTGATCCTCATCCAGTTGGGCGAAGGCTTCCTCGTCGGCGAGTTCCTGGCGGCGGGTTTGAACCGCGAAGTAGGTTTGGCCGGCGGCAATGACAGGCTTGCTCGGGTCGCCGTTCTGAACGATCAGGTAGCAGGCATAACGGGAGAGGGCGACGTCATCAATTTCGCGAGACGAGCCGCTACCGAGGTCGACCATTTTACCAAGGTTGGTAAAATGGTCAGAGTCGTTGATTTTCAAAGACTTACATGCGGTCTTTGCCTTTTCGATAACCGCCTGAAATCTTTGCCAACGGCTATATCCCAAGAGCGGGTAAAGCTCGCGCGCAAACCAGTACTCCCTGCCGTCATCGTCCAGATGGCGGATCGCGTCGAAGTTCGGGAGGGTTGCTTGTTCGTCGTTGTTTTGGGTATTATCCATACATACCTCTTCGTAAAGGTTAATCAAGCCCCCGGAGCATTGCACAGCACGGGGGCTTTCCTATTTTACGACGTTGCCTTCAACGCGCCGCCTCCCAGTCGCGCAGTGCGTGCGTGAGCATGTACGCGGAGAGCTTCACGCGGTCAAGGGCGGCAGGGTTTGCGCTCTGCCTCGCGGCGGAGAGCACTGCCGTGTACTTCTTTACTGCGTCTGCGATGCTGGCCGTGTCCTGGTGATCGATGAGTCGGTTTGCGAGTGCGCGGAGATTTGAGGTCGATTGATCGCGATAAGACCATCTGAGCTCGCGTCGAATGTCTTGCACGACAATTTCGGTTTCTGTCATTCGTCTTTCTCCTTTGCCATCTGGATGCGGATCGAGCGATAGTCCTTCAGCGTCCCGACGCAGTAAGACAACTTGCGGATAGCGTCGTCGACTTCCTCCATGGTCGGAGGGGTTCGACCCTTCCAACCCTTTCGACACGACGTGGCGCATACCTCGATGGCTTCCAACGCGAAGAGCGCACGGCGTCGATGCGCTTTTTCGGGCTTCATTCCTCGTCCTCCCACAGGGCGTATCTAGCGGTCACATCCTTATGCCCAAAGGCGTTTAGCCGGCCGTCCCAAAAAATCGGCAGCCGGTGGAACGAGCCGAACGGGATGAAGTCGTGCCCGTCGAAAACCGCAAACCCCTGAAAAAGCGTCTTGCCGTAGTACGGTTCCGGTGTGCCAGTGTTTTGATCCTTTTCTTTGACTTCGAGCCTGAGCGGCAAGCCGAGCGGCGGCGTCGTGTCCGGATACGTTTTCCATTGCGTCATTCCTTGTCCTCCTTAACCGGTTCAAGCATGGCAGGCGTTATCTCTAACGCATGAAGCGGTACGCTACCGAACCATAGAATTATCTGTTTTTTGTACTCGAGTTCGGAACCGAGGCGACCATTGTTGAGCTCAACTTGACGGGAGAAGCCCCCGTCGCTGATCTCGTCGAGCTTCTCCTGAAGCTCGCGGTCTTTGAGTCTGTATTTCATGCTTTCACTCCTTGTTCTGCCATCCCGAAGGCAATGTCCTCGATCATTGAGCGCTTGACCGGGGGGGGTTATCACGGCCTTGGTCTCGGTCTTCTTCTCGGCTTTCTTCTCTGAGTTGTATGCACGGTACTCGTCAAGGGCGACTGCGGGGTCTGCGTACTTCTGGTCAGTCAGACTCACAAGCGTGTCATGATCGTCCGTAACGGACATAATCCCCGCGTTGACGAGCTTTTGCACCGTAACCTTGAACGACGCTGCGACTTTCGTCCTTATCCCGAGCGCGGAGAGCAGCGCCGACATGCGCTGCGGGCCTTTTTCGCCGAGGAGTTCGGGGGCTTTGTCTGCCCTCACTCCGATGTATGGCTTACCGCTCATCGGATGCTCACGCTTTCGCGCGCCTCCAGGCTGCAGCCGGGGACTTCGACGCCGTCGAGCAGAGCCCGCTTGATGGCGACCTTGTTCGGGCTGACGGTCGTCTTGACGGTCGTGTAGGCCTCGGGCAGGTTTGCGCCTTCGTCGACGGACACGGCCTGCGTCGTGCGGATCGAGACGGTCACGCGGCCAGTCTTGACCTTGCCGGTCGCGTGTAGCGCATCGAGGAGCATGGCCTTGAGGTAGTCCGAGCGCTTCTGCATTGACTTGACGCGGGCGAGCATGCGGTCGGCCTCTTCCTTGGCGGCCTTGGCCTCGGCATCGAGCTCGCGAAGGTAGAGCGCCGTGGCCTCGATCTTTTCGGAGGCTTCGGCCTCGACGGCGTGGAGTTCGTCGGCAGAGAGGACTTCTCCAGTCTCCTCATCGAGCTCGATGTGATCGAGGGCTTGACGGATGGCGTCACTGATTTGGTAGAGCTTCATTTTGCGTACCTATGAAAAAGCCCTGCCGGTTAGGGCAGGGCCGATTGAGAAAATGGTTGGATGATGGCTATTGCTTAGCTAGCCGTCAGTGCGCGATAGCAGGACAACTGCTTCACGCTATAGCCGTTGCGCTCGAGCAGGGTCTCGATGGAGCCAATGTTCATGCTTGTCACGGCTTCGTAGAAGCGAGGCGCGAAAGGCGACTGGAGGAGACGCATCAGCTTGAGGACGGTCTCGAGGTCTTCGCGGAAGAGATATCGCCAGTAGTAAACGAAAGTCCGCAGGTTTTCGGCCTCACGCGCGGAGAGAACGATCGAGCCTGCGGGGATAGGGTGCAGGCCACAGTGAGGGCAGCCGCCGTCGTCGGGGTGCGCGGTGTGAGGCACCTCGGGCACGTCGAGCTCGACTTCTCTGATGAAGTCGAGGCAGTCTTCGAGCTGAGCGCGCGGCAGTTGGTCGTATCGCGCGATCTGGTAGCGTGCCTTGATGGCGCGGTAGATCGTCCGATAGTTCGATGAGGTCTTATGCGCACGGATGGCCACTTCGCGCTGGATGGCTCGCTGTTCGGCGGGCGTGATCGTGGTCGGGGCTTCGTAGCGTCCCGTCTTGCGAATGGCGGGAAGGACTTCGGACGTGACCCAGCGCTTGAAGCGCTTTGCGGATTCGAGCTTGGAGCCGAAGATCAGAGCGTAGAGGCCGGACTCGTTGACGCAGTTGACCGCCTGAGCACGACCGAGCTTGTCGGTGATTTCCTGCTTGATGAGGTCTTCAGGATCGACGTGCTGAGCGGGAGCAACCTTCGGATTCTTGTATCCAAGAGCAGTTGCAACATCGATTGCGACGAACAGAGGAAGTTCAGGGGTGCCGAGTGTACGGACAGAGGTATTCTCAAACGAGAACATGGCGATCGCAGACATTGAAGTCTCCTTTGAATGCAATTGAGATCTGCATACCATCCGCCAAGATGGTGGGCAGGACTTGCGGGTTGGCGGACTGGCTCAAAGGTACCAGCGCATCTTTCGATGCCCCGCAAGTCCGTCCCATAAACGGAGACTTGCCGATGGGTATGTGGAACACGTACCCATCTCGTTCAGCCAATAAAAAAGCCGCTCGACAAACGATCGGCGACTGAACGCCTTTGAGTTCGGGCCGCCAAGCCCGCGTCGCACCATTGCGGTGTCGACGGGAGAAGCATACCCGAAACACAGGCGCGTTGTCAAAAAGCAAAGCCCCGAAGGCTTTCGCCGACGGGGCTGAAATGTCGCTACGGTCGATTGCAATCTCGGTTCCGTAGAGGCCAGCTCAGTTACGAGACTGGACTTAGAGCCAGGCAAGCC